GTAGACGCATTAAGCGTGGCTGCATTGGTATAGAGTGCAATGTAGAACGTCCCCGAAGTAAAGTTAAACGTGCCGTTCATCAGCCCCGTCTTAAAGACGTTGCAAGAGAAGTTGCCGGTAAAAGCCATTAACGCACCCCGTTATTCTGAGGCAACGGCGCTTGGCGGTACTGCCCACTGCGGTATGCGTCGGTACGTTCCATGCCGTCTCCAAGGCGTTTAGCCAGTGCAAGAGCTTCTTTGTACTTGGCGTCATATCCAGTAATGATGTCCACCTCACCCTTCATAAAGGTGTAAGCCTCAACCAGTGAGCCATACAACAGTACAGAGTCAAAGTTGTCGCCCAGCCATGTCTGCCCAGTTGCAACTGTTGTGATTGACTCTGGGTAGTAATAGTAGTGAAGCTCTACGTAATAAGCGGCATTAGGTGTCGGGCCAACAATAAGTGACAGCTCATTTGAGATTGCCCCATTAACAATTGATGGGCCGAACAAAGCGTAGTATTTTGGCACCCCTGTATCGTTTGGCGCTGGGTACGCTTGACGTATGAAGTTCACATCTTTGTTAAGCAAGTACTCAAACGTGCCGGTATCCAAGTTAGCGCTCGTAACACCTGTCACCAACGCCAAAGAATACACAGACAAAAAATCTTCTGGTAAAGATATGTACTTGTTGTTTACAGTGATTGGGGTGTACTGGTTCTTGCGTAATGACGGGAACTGCACTGAGTTGTATATACGTTGTTCAGCCTGCGTAATGAAAGTATTGATCTGCGTAGTCGCATTAACCGTACTCCCACTCGCAAGGTATACATCAGGGAACTGATTCTCCGTGTATGTCTGAATCGTGTTATACAACGACGTATAGTTCATGCCATCGGGCCTCGTGCCATCAGACCTTTAGTAGCTGCGCCAGTACCACGGACTTTGATACCGTCGGTTTTGACTTGCTTTTTATCAACGTTTTTGCTGATGTTGCCAACACTCATGTTGACCGCGTCTGCTTTGCTACTATTTGGCTCTTTGCCGGGATTAGCCTCGACATTGACAACTTTACCAGACATAGTGTGTGGTTGTGCATAGACGCTGGCAGGGCCAACTTCTTTGCCGTCTCGTTTCATACTGAATTTAGCCATTATTTGCCTCGCTGATTTGCAACTTTAGCCATATTACGGCCCATGCTTTTCATCATCTCATTGGTTTTGCCGCCTTTGGCTAATTTAGTCATAGGCTTGCCGGGGTGGAGCTTTTTCTCATGCTTGTGTACTGCACCAGCAATCATCTTTTTGTCCTGCTTTAAGTCTGCTTTGTCCATTTTGAACTCCTAAGTTACAACTACCGTTACTGTACCAATTTCTACTGCCATAGCCAAGTTATTTGGGGTCAAAACTGCATCAAAGCTGGAAGAACCACCAACTGGGTTCCAGCCCCACTGAAATACCCGACTACCACCACCGTTGAAACCGTCCGCCAACAAACCAGAAACCTGATAACTCAAATCAGGACGTGGGTCGCGTATCCCTTGTGGGTCATCCACTGGGTACATACCCAACTGCAACTGTGGCTGATCTGGATCCCAGCACTGGGGGCACACTTTCAAGTCATACGTCTTGGTCTTGACAACAAGCTTTTTAAGCAGCGTGAGTTTGTACCCAAAGCCACATCGGTCGCATATGGCAATTGAGTTCTTGCCACTGGCAAACCGATTACCCATTATCCGCCCCCAATAAACATCTGCCTAGGCACAAGACGCAACGCAGCGCGTTCCTGATCTTCATCAGCCGCTGTCATCCATGCCTCGTCATACTGCGCTTTAAGGACTTGTAGGCGCTCCATACCACCCGGCACCTTCAAAGCGATGTAGTAGGACAAGCCAGCCACCATACAGGGCACAAAACGGAAGGGTACGTCCATCACATTGACACCGTTACCGGCATCTTGCACGCGACGCATACGCCAGTAGACAAACTGATAGGTCTGGGAGCCGTCAGGCGTTGGCCACATGGTCACGCGAGGTACGTTATTGATGTAAATCTTGGCATTGGCACTTGCAGTATGGGCAGCAGCCGTAGTTCCGTTCTGTCCACGGAAACAGTTACTCAAAGTGTTGCCATCAATGTAGTTGTAGAAGATGGTTTCGCTGTCAAGGTCGATGTAACCAATGGCAGGAAGCCCAACTACGTTGGACAAAACAATCGTGTCTGCGGTAGCGTTGATACTTGTTGCCAAAACAGCCGTTGTGGGCATGATTTGACCGTCCAAACGCTGATACCAGACCTGAATTGGCCGTGCTTCGGTTAATTTGTTGGGTAGTGTGGCGTATGTAGACACGCTAATGCGTGTAATTGTCAAATCTGACTGGGTTGACTGTACATTGGGTTGTGTTCGGATGACGTGATCGAGCAAATCGACGGTGTCTGTGGGTATTGCATAGGTGTTCAAGCCTTGAGTTAGGGTGATCGTGCCCTGCTCGAACGTCCACATGTTGACACCGCGATTTGCCCAGTCAGCAAACAACAAGTTCAGCGACCGGCGAGCCGTTTTCAGGTCATATCCGGTGCGCAACTCTGAACCAGCACGCTCAAACGCCTCCTCCACTATTTCGGTGAGGTCTAAATTAAAGCTTGCTGACCCAGAAGTTGTTGCCATTAAACCATCTCCGCAGTTTCATGCGCTTTCAAAAGACCTTTTAGGCGTTCAATTTCTTTGTCCCGCTCTTCCAGCTTACGCATAAGGCTGTCGTTCATATCAGCCCACATCACAATCTGTTCCATGCGCTGCTTATGATCCCTGTGCATGAGTTCAAACATGCGCTCAGACATTTCAATTTGCTTTTGGATAAAAGTAACCATTATCTAAATCCCGCTGTTTTCTTTGCCACTTTGGGCGGTTGTTTTACAAACTGCTTTCCGGCTTTTTTCCCCGCACGTTTTGCACGCGTTGTTGCAGCGTATTCAGCAGGGCTAAGGCTTTTAATTGCAGCTTCAGGAAGGTATCTTTCACCTGTGTCAGAAGATTTTTTACCACTTTTGGTTCTCCATTTTTGATCGCCCCAGTTTTTAAGGGATTGCTGCGGCGCTTTCAATCTCGATATCCCCCGCCAGCAGCTTTGTACTTCTTGGCTACCAACTGAGCTTTCCTTGCTGACCACTGCCCTGCGCCCGTGCCGTGAGTAGCTGCGGCTTTTACTTGGCTGACTATACGTTTCCTGAGTTCCGGTTTCGTATAGTTCCCAGCCGCGTTGACTTTCCCACCCTCTTTGTACTGGGTGAAAGCAGTGTCATCCCTGCGTGGTTTTTTCACGCCTTTGGGCATTTTTGAGGGGGCAATATCCCCCATACCACGCGAGGGCCTCATGGGTTTAGCAGGCTTTGCCGCCAGACTTCATGGTGACCATCTTGCCTTTAGTTTTACCTTTGGACTCGATGCCGCCGCCTTTTGCCATGCCGCCAGCAGCCATCTTTTTCATGCCGTCTTTAGCAGTATCCATGCCTTTTTTCATCACAGGCTTGCCCATCTTAGAAGGCATCTCTGATTTTTTACCTGCTGCCATTGCTTTTTTCTTTGCAATCATTTCCATGAAAGGGTTTGCTTTAGCCATATCACCACCTCTTTTAAAAGTTTTGCCTTTGTCGGCGTTTGAAAAATCTTTGCCCACTGACTGCGGGACTCCGGCTTTCTTGGCAAACGCTGGATTGTGGGCCACCGCTTCCATGAAATTGTGTTGCTTCTTACTCGTGCTCGGCATCATCGTCTTTCTTTTTACGAAACAGCGTAGAAAACTCTTTCCCTGTAGCCATTTCGTAAATGCGCATGACACCCACTACTGCACCAATTAAACCAAATATGGGTGTAAGTAAGTTCAAAAATGTACCAAGTGTGGTAAACACTGCTACGACATCCAGTACGTTTTTTACGTTGTCTGTTTGTTCGGTCATACAAATCTACCTTTCGTTTTACCTTTGGTAGCGCAACCATCAGCTTTGGTGACATACCCGCCTTCAGCACAGTTCCAAGCTCTCAAGGACTTGTTAATCCTCGAATCTGGATCCCTTGCTGTTTCGGCGCTCGTCAATTTCGCTTTCATCCCTTTCATACGGGCGCAGAAAGAGTCTCGCCTGCTGCCGCCCTCGGGTTGAGGACGCTTCAACCCCGGTTTCCCGGGATTCGCTGCGTTGTAGGAAGCCCGTCCTTTGGCGTTCAAGCCGCCTTTCTCGCTCTTCCCTTCTTTGCGCGTCCATGCGGGTGACTTAGCCATTTTAGGTGTGTCCAACGTCGTAGTTATTGGCAATTAAGAATCCGCCCGCATACAAGCTTGCAACCAATGGGCCACCAGCACTTGCCTTTACGCAGAATTGCATATCAGTCTTTTCTGGGTGCGGAATTGGAGCGGTGAATGGCGTTTCTTGCTTTTGCACAAAAACAGTCTGATGCGTCACGGTAATTAGGCCATTGTTTGTACCGGAATTGAACTTGTTGTACTCCTGACCCGTCATATAGGCGCTTGAGGTAAACCCGATTGCGGCATCGTACTGGATATAATACAAGTAGAAAGTGTAGTTAGCAGGCACGGTGTAAATTGACATCTGAGTCTGACCAACCCCAGCATTGATT